CATCGACATCCGTAGGGGGCTGTGGACCGGATCCGGCCATATCTATTCCATAAGGAAAAAGGCGCCCTTTGGGGGTGCTAAATTCATTATCTTGCCAGCCCAAAGGATGCTCATGAATCACATCAAAATCAAGATTTATATCAATCAATTTGGGTAAAATCGTACCAGTGGCCACCTCCAGCACGCCCTCTTGATCTTCTAAGTGGTGTTGAACTGATACGTTCTTAATGACTCCAAGTGCTCCCAGGTTGGCGGAGTTAAAAAAAGGCATCTGTTTCTTAATAACGTCTCCAAATGTAAACCCGCCCTCGACGCGTTGTAAGTTGCCCTGGCCTTGACCTTGGCCCGATACCTGGGATCCTAAAAGATTCATGACTTTCAATCGTACCAGTGGAGATTGAGAAATTGTAGTGCCAGATGTGACGTTTGTATACCCAGGATAAAGAAACTGTAACAAGCTTTGAACTTTCGATAGATTTTCAAATGCTTCACTTTCTGTCGCGGCGGGCACTTTAAAAGCTAGTGTGATAGTTCGGCGCGTATTTTTAAACATGTAAATAGGATCGCCTCGGCCATATACTGTTTCCGATGACCAGTCAGAAGAATAAGTTTCATTGTAAGCCGTGATGAAGGCTTTAAAATAAACCTCCTTTTCGCTCGGAAGATGGAAAAAGGATAAAATAAATCCATTGTTGGCGTAAGCGTCAGAACCATCGGCATATCGAGGAATCCCTTCTTGTAGCCGGGTAGCAGAAAAGTTTTTAGTATCGTTGTCAGCCATAATTAATTCACTCCTCTATGCGTTGATTCCCAATAAAGCGCTTTCGGCTGCTTTGCCGACGCCACTAATAGCCTTACCCTCTAAGAATGCCTTTGTCGAATCTGCGTCTAGTTGAATCACTATCTGCTGCTCCTTTTTGGCTCCTCCGCCACCTCTACCAAATAGGCCCGATATTCCGGCGCCGGCCATTCCAGCGAGACCCATCAGCGGGTTCGCCATCATCATCATGGGCATCATTAAAGGCAACATAGCTTTAGCATCCACTCCTACTATTTTAACAGGAAGAACACGGCCATCTAGGGGGACAATTGCTTCGGGGCCGGCTTCGCCCACCATAGCCAAAGTAGCACTCGTTGCAATACCACCATTCGCTAATCCAGGAATGAGGGCCTTTCCAAAGCTTTTCGCCATGCCCCAAGCTCCGCCGGGGGCGCCTTTAATGCCCTTCCACAGATCGCCAATCTTTTTCAACATCCCCCAGAGAGCCTTTAAAGGTATCATCATTATATCTACGCCCGCTTGAACTCCGCCAACAAACTTATCCCAATTTTTAACCGCTAAAACAATGCCCGCGGTAACGGCTACTAGTACGAGTCCAATCGGATTTGCCATCATTGCTAGTGTAAATCGCTTCAGGGCAGCAGTGGAGAGGTTGAGTGCTCCCGATACAAGCCCCCATCCGATAGCTAGCCCTCCTAATACGACCGCCAGTTTTCCCAAGCCTTGCACAAAATTAGAACTCACTTGTTTTTGAAAAAACCAAAATACTAGCGTCGTGAGAACGCCGACTACCCCAAAGATGGCCATCCTCACCGCCCAGAACGAAGGCGCAAGACCCATCAGGTTAGCAAAAGCAACGGCATTCGCGGCCACTTTCCATGCAATCAGGCCGGGAACAAGTATGCTTATTATCCATTCATTCTCTTGTAGAATCTTAAAAAACCCGTGCAGGACATCTATCAAGTCATTAAGGACGGGGGCAGCTGCCGCCATGGTTGCATTGAATTTTTCTTGAATCGATTGGACAGCTTTGGCTTGGTCTGCCATTTTTTGATAATCTGCTGTGTTTTGATTAGCTGCGCCTCCTAAAACAGACATGTCGCCGCTGAGAGCTAGCGCCAAATCTCCAACTTCAGAGAGACCCATTGCGTCAGTATAAAACTGTCGCTGATAATAAGACATATCATCGAAAGTTAAGCCGGTATCTAAGATAGCATCTCTAATTGTTCCAAATCTCGCGGCGGGATCAGTTTCCATCAACAGATCCATTGCATTCACGCTATTCGTTCCTAATGCCGCATTAAGCTTTCCGGCTTGTGTGGCGGCTTCTTCAAAAGTATCAAACTTGCTTGTTATTTGAACCAGCTTCTCTATTTCCATACCTGTGATCTTGGAAAGTCTTGCGAGATCTTTAAATGCTTGGCTCCCCTCGTCGCCCAATTTTGCTAATTGCGGAGCCACTCGGCCAAACTGATCTGCGAGTTCGGCCGGTGCCAAGCCCAACGCTTTAGCCGTATCTTTTAATTCTATCATTGTATCTGCCGCTTGGGTCGCTCCTTGGCCAAACATTTTAGTAGAAATTTGCATATTCTTTGCGAATGATTCTTGGCTGACCCCCAATTCAGCTAGGAGTGCGCCAGTGTTAGCTATCGCTTGTCGTTGGCTGCGGCCTAACATAGTAAAATCAGTCATGCTGCGCGCTAATTGCGCATGAGATGCTGCAGCGTCCTCTACGCTTACACCATACTCTCGCAACGGCTTATAAGTATCTGCAATTCCACTAGAAAATGCTTCACTTAGGCCAGTTGTCCTCTCAAAAGCATGCTCAGCTTTATCCAATCCAAATGCTACATCCTTCATAATCCCAACGAACTTATTGAGTGCCGGAGTTACTATAAATGCGTCTGTAAACCCTATGCTATCTTTTTTCATTGCCTGCATGTAGCCTTTGGCTTTAAGAAGTTGTTTGTTGAACTTCTGGGAATTCGCCTCCATCTTTCCCAACGCTTCTACTTCGGCCTGTGCAATATCTATCTGCAATTGCAACTGCCGGGTCATTTCCGCTATTTGATCAGCACTCTCTCCATTCTTCTGGGCTATTTGAGTCTTTATGTTAAGTTCGGTTTGGAGTGCTCGAACCTGTTGTTCTTGAGATAAAAGTTGCGCTTGGGTGCTCGTAGCGGCGGCTGCGTAGTCGGCTGCTATCTTTTTAGCGGCATCGATGCGCTTCTGCTGGTTGCTTTCCCAGTTCGGATCGGTCATTGTAGTGGGATCATAAGTTGGCGTCCCTCCCGGGCCGCCTCCGCCACCGCCGGCGGCAGAATCGCGCATTTCCGTCAGAAGAGCAATAATTGCTGCTTCGGCGGGTGTAGGTGATGTCGGGGGTGGCGGCATTCAATAATCCTCTCTTGCTTCTAATAAGTAGTTATATAAAAAAAAGACAGGCGGTTAACCCTGTCTCTTTATATTAGCTAAATGTGGTGGCAATTGTGGTTGATTGTGGGCACTTAAAGTCTGTGCGCTGGAGCCGCCTTTTGAGGAAGAAGACTCTTCAATGGCCGCTTTTTCTGCTTCGAGTTGCTGTACTAATCTTTCAACAAACCATTTACGCAACCCGAGAGGTAAATTATAAGCTTCTGAGAAAGCCCAACCGCCGGAGTATTTCAGAAAGAAGAACTGCTCATACACGTTCTCCATATATTCATCGGTCAGGCCAAAAAAAGTCCGCAGTCAGCGGAACCTCCATGTCCGCTTCATAGTCGCATTCTGCACACTCGAAATGTTGTGTGAGATCAATGTTGGGTGCGGCTAGACGATATGCCAGTCTAAGGTGGCGTGAGTCCATGGAAGGAAGATTCTCTGCGAAATACTGAAGCATTTCGGCGCCATCTTCTCCATTTACTGACACCAACATGCTTTGCAGTTGGTGGGTAACGGCTCTTTCAGGCCGCTTTCGCTTGCGATCATTCTCGGTTGTTTGCATTAGATTTTTCTCATCTCTTCCTGTTAAAAGACGCACAGTAACGTTTAATTCAGTTTTGGGCAAACAAGTTGTGAAGGTTCCATCTCCATTATCTGTGATGTCGAGGGTGTCGATATTCTCTCCCTCATAGATGTTCGCTTCATTTAAATCAAATGAAAATTCTTGCGTTGTGCCACAGCCAGGACAAGCTACACTGGTCGTATATTCATTTCCATAGCCAGAAACTCTAGTAGCAATAATAATTGCATTTCGATCTCCGATCAATAAAGAATCGGGATCTACTTTCTTATCTAAGATTAAACTATGAATTACTCGATCTAGCGCTACGCCTTTTTTAAGAAGAGTTCTCGATGTGAGAATATCTTCTTCTTTGGCGGTCATTTGCTTAATCTCTATGCTGTCTACATTATGTAGGGGATGAGTTTCCGGATAGAACCTTCCTTTAGAAGGTAAGTCCACAAACTCTGTAGGGATAACAAATGAGAAACCCGAAGTTTCTTGTTGTAAGGCCTGTGGCGGGGGAGCGCTAACGTCGGGTTTCGTATCACCCATGCCAGTACGGTCTCTATTTCTTGACAATATTCACCTCTATTATGTCGTATTAAACGTTGAAGAACTCTGTGCCTTGGTTACCGGCAACTGCAACAGACGGATTAACAGTCTCTACGCGGGCCCAATCATACTTAAGAGTTATAGACATTTCAGTCAGAGCATCATCTCCATATGCCAAATCACCATACTTGACCTCGGTCAAAAACGAGTTCCAAAGGGTCCACGTTTCAAGCGGGTTTCCATCATGATCGATTTGCGTGATAATCACCGAACCAAGTGCGCCTGCGGCCTTTGCCTTAGACATCGTGGTTAATGAATTAGCATCAGTAGGAGGAGAATATCCAGACTGAACAACAATGTCTGACAGTGTGGCAGCCATATCCGGATTCACCGGGTCTACGAGCGTGATGCTCACATCCTGCCATGTAACAGCACCAGGATAGAAAAATGTATGGTTTAAATACTTATGTTCAGTGTTGGCAATTTGGAAAGCGGGCTTGGAACACGTTTTGGCGTACCAAAGCGTGGCGCCTCCTTGGGCCGATTGAACGCCTTGAATCTCTACGGTAAATCTAAATTTTCTCTTTGGATCGTGTAGAGTGGCGTCTTCTCCAAAATTTGTAGACCAGAATGGCATTGTTTTAGTAACTCCTATTATTCTAAATTAAATAGTGAGCGGGAGAAAAAACTCCCACTTCTTTTAATCATCAAATGATGCTCCTGTGGATGCAATCACAAAGTCAATTGCGATATATTCAATTGCTCTTGCGGGCTTGATCATAATCTTGGCATACATGATATTTTGATCGATTAGGTCTGGGGTTGTCGTTGACGAATCCAGAATCAATCGATAATCGGTAATACCAAAATTAGTCTTAACATTCGCCAGGAACGGCTCAATTAATGACTTAAATCGGTTCCATGTGGCTTGAACATTTTGTTCAAACAGCACCTGGGTGGAGAGAATGGAAATCTGCTTCTTAAGGTAGATAACCAGTCTCCGCACATTAATTCGGTCAAGAGCCGATTGACGCTCTTGAAGGGTCTTTTGTCCAAAGACCACAATTCCCGTGTTGGGAAACGATGCAATGGGATTAATCCGTGCCTCATACAACGTATCGCGTTGCTTAGAGGTTAAACGCTCTGTGACGGCATTAATTGGAATTCCTGCAGCACCTTCTGTGAGGCCACCGCGGTTGAAACCAGCAGGGGCAAACCACACATCAGATTTGGCCTGAGAACTAGCCAACACTCCCATCATAGCGACAGAAGGTGGCAGCCACACTAAGATACCAGTCCCGGCATCTATAGTCTGAACCCAAGGATAGAAAGTGGTTCCATAACTGGAGTCCAGTCTCCGATCCCGCAGGTTATTAGCAGCATTTATCGGAGTAGTACCAATACGGGAACTTGTATCTGAATAATACTGTTCTGCGGGGGGAATATAAACGTTACCCAAATCAATCAAGGCTAAAGAGTCTGCTCTTTCTTCACAAACATCAATCATGTGAGTAGTGAGCTTGTTCACGGTCACACCAGGAACAGCCAACAAGTTCATGTCGACAAACTCGGGGTCAGCTACAGTATCAATGGCTCGCTTAATCGTGTGATAGGGGGAACTATTAATCTCTGAGACACTTGTGGAAGTGACGCCCATTCCATTATTATATAACGGATCTGGGAGATAAATGTCCCAACCATCCCAGCCGCCCCAGAAGGGTGCGGTAAAGCGGTTATAACCAGCATCTAAGAGATTCGTATAAGAACCACTAGTTTGACTGTTGCCTGCTACTCGGGATCCGGAGAGATAGAAATATACTCCAGTTGTCGTGTCTTTCTTCACATTATCGAGTGAGAAAATGTAAGCAAATGCCGCGGCGCCCGAAAGCTGACTCGGATATTTAGAGCCATAACTTGTGGGATCTGTAGGCATGCCTGCGTATAACAGGTTGTGCATACTGGCCACACTCTTATCTGGGCGTGTGCTGGTTGCAGTCCGTGTGTTCGACATTCCGAAATATGCGTTGGTCTGATTAGAGAGGCCACCATCGGAAGCCGAAAGGCGCAAGCGTGCGGAGGGGAACACTAAGGAACCACTCATCTGCCCGGCGAGAGCGCTAGCATCGGCGCCGCCGGCTGACGAGCCAGACAAGACGGCAATACTGTCTGCATTCAGAAGATCAGTAGCACCGCCGAACCAGACGAAGCGAGCGTTTAAGGCATTATCGAGATAAGTGCCGGAGACATTAGTCACTGTGCGGAATTGGGGAGGAGCGTAATAACCGAAGGGCAGCAGAGTTGCGTCTGTTGCGCCGGCTTCTACATCACTTTCCATTTCTACATAAACGAACTTAGACTTATTGGGATATTGTTCGTAGGTCTTTAAGGACCGGTTAGTGCTATCCCAATTGGTGTACTGGTTTCCCATCTTTCGCGCGACGAAATCGGGAGAAGTCGGGTCTAGCGTACAATTGTCAAAGCGCTCAATTACCTGAACATTATTATCGGTATCATTCATGGCCCTTAAGACCACGGAGAAGGTTCCGTATTCCGTAGCTGTAGAAGTAGAGGCTCGGATTTTTTCAATCGATACTTTCAAATTCTTCTGCATCCATGCACCATGGCCGCGGCCTTTAAGCCGGAACAGCTTTTGCTGATCAATGGGCATATAGCTGGCTGCAGTACCAATATCTTGGCCAATGAACCACCCAGCTACTGCTTCGCGAGAAGGCAAGCCAGATTCTTTCATATTATGAGGACCCTTTGTGCCTGCGGTTCCATCGCCAGCAATAACAGTCGCGGCAAGCGGAAGAATAACTCCATAAGCCATGGCGTCTACTAAGCTCTTATCACGAATGAACTGCTCATAGGTTTCGCCCAAGAAATAGCGCTTACGAGATGCCGCAGGGAAGAAAGTAGCAGAACTACCTCCAGCAAGTTGTGGATTCGTGTTAAACCGCTTTCTAATAAAGTTTTCAGATGTATCATTAAAGCCAAAGCCGATTTTCTTGTTTCCGTCGAGGGAGCTTGAAATTACAGCCGTAAATAACTTTGTCGTGCTATTGTTGAGAACAACCCTTCCGACGCCGGATGCGGCGGGCCATGAAGCCGTAGCAGCATTGGCCGGCACGTAGACAGCCCCACTTAACGCGATAGAAGCTGACTGATCCAGGTACCAAATAGCCGCCAAGGAGCCAGTTCCCACAATCGAGTTACTTGTAGACGAAGAGGGAAAAAGGAACAAGCCGAATGCCCCACCATTTTCACCTACCGCGGTCGATGGAGTTTTGTCTGTTTTCCATCCAGCATAACCATTAGAGTTGGCGTTGTTGTCCTGTTGTCCAAGGAGTCTAATATATGTTAGGGGCGCGACGTTGGAGCGCAAAAAAGCTTTAGAAGCATAGGTTCCATACATCGGGGTTTGATAATTGCCGTCGCGAAAGATATCGCCGCCGCCATTTCCCGGCACTGTGTCTCCATACAATTGCACAAATTCTGAATAAGATTGTACCTTAGTGGGCTGCATCGCTAAACCGCGGGCAGAGCGCCCAATTACCACTGGCCCTATCGCATCTGCCGACTTCGGGATAAACGAATTATCGATTTCGTTAATGAAAACCCCAGGAGATACAAACTTAAATCTCTTTACAGACATATTTTAGTTTCCTTATTATTTAAACTTAAGCTAAAAATTCAATAGCATAATCATTAATTAAATAGTATTCGCATTCTCTAAAAGCTCAGGACCATTAAATAAAAATTGGGGCTTAGTTCAGGAACTAGTCATTTTTTAATGGCATAAACTTTCCAAAAATATTAGGTACTCCTGGTGGGCCGACATTTTCGGAGGGAAATGTAACTTCTACCGTGTTTTCGTCTATTCTCACTAAGCGCCGATCATCACTCTCACCTTCGCCAATTAAATACCCCAAAACCTTAATAGTAATGGTCGTTATATAAGTACGCGGATCTTCCGCTAAGTTATTGATATTATTACTTTGAGCAAAGCTTTGATCAATAAAAGCTTCATATAAATGATTGTTGCGTTTAACCACGAAAGCATTGATTTGGCCTGGGCGCACGATGAAGGGAGAAACAAGGTTGTTCATCTGTTGTTGATACTCGGATCGAATAGTTATTTTATACTCGGCATTCACATATATTGGAATAGGAATGGACAAAGACTGGATTACTATTTTCGCATTTTTCCGTGGATAATAGAGTTGTCGTTTGGCCCCTGTATTGGTGCGCGCTCCCGAAGCAACCGCAAAATTGCGTGTCTTGTCAGGAACAATACGCTTAGCAACCACAAATCGTCCTGAGCGCCCATTTTTGCGTTTAGAATATATCTGAGCTTGAAAAGATCCCTTATTATTGGGGTCTTTGGTGATTCCTGTGCGCTCTACACTAATCAAAGGGAGCTTAAGGGCGCCAGCGTCGTCACGTAACTGCTTTTCATTCTTAATTTGGAAGGCGCGCTCTGGTGCTTGCCATAATACCGGTACTTTGGTAAACCCCTCATTAGTAGTAATGCTAATATCAAGATCTTCCTTAATCCACGAAACCAAAGCATAGTCAATATTTTCAATAGTAGAGCCTAGCACCCCGAGCGCCTCTAAAGTAGTCTCTTGGCTGCCAGAAGGCAACATTGCAAAGTCAAAATTATCAGGTAGCATCGAACAATCCCTTGCGCGCCCTCTTACATGTGGCGCTAATCTCAAAACTATAATCTACTTGCCCAAACAGCTTAGTGGGCTCCGATAGTTTCACTATTTCGTAATAATAGTCACCATATAGTACAAAATCTCCTTCCCTAACGTATAAGTTCTGATCTTCGGTTAATCGACGACGATGAAAATGAACATTAATCTCCCATATTTTATCAAGGCCAAAACCTTCCATATATTCCGTCATTTCAGAAGTAAACTCTACAAGCGCATAAACGCGCACGGGGGGGAGATACGTCTTTTTAATAGCCTCTCCATATAACTCATGGAAATCGGTATGGTCCAGATCAATGGGATAATATAGAACTTGTTGGCCAATTACCTTCTCTATAAGTTCGTCATTAACCTGTTTTACAAGATTACGCTCTTTCTTTCCTAAAAAGAGAGGGGGTGGTGGTGCGGCTGGTCTTTCCCATTCATTATCGGCCATTATTCATTATCCTAGAAAAATTGGAAGAGGTGTAATCTTCAAAATATTTGCTGCAGCATCTGTAAGCTCTTGATCTGTCTTAGCTAGCTCCTCGTATGTCATGGTATTGAGAATTTCCATGAGTTTGTCTTTTAAAGCTGTTTGCTCTTCTTTTGCCTGACTTAATAATTCCGAGTGATTCAAAGTCACACTTTCGCCCGGAATGGGCATTGTTGTAAACTTTCCTCGAATCTGTCCCAACATTTCTTTACACACAGCTAGCGCATATTTGCGAATCCACTGTTTGCCTATCGAATTAATATTAATAAACGGAAGATTATCAAATGGAATGGTATTCAGGTTATTAATACCACTGACTCCCACATTCGTTGTGCCATCTTGTTCCCATGGGGTAATATCTACATAAAAACGCAACCAGACGCGATCATCAAATCCATCGCTCCAATGACTGGGGGTTGGATACAAGCGAAGATTATTGTTGATAATTTCATATCCATAGTTAGAAGTACGCGTAATAATAGAGTCCTCATACATCATTGCTTGCATTTTATTTTGCCATGTGGGAATAATTTCAAAAGTAGAGTCATCGGCAAACTGACCATAAGTAGAATAGTTACCGACAACACCAACACCTCCATAGTAACCATAGAAGCGCCACATCGCCCTAGGAGACTTATAATAAACCTTAGTGATAACAATGCGCTTATTATCAACTTTATCTTTGAAATTAATAGCTTCGCCAGAATCGTCTAAGCCCGATTCAGAAGCAGTTTGAACGATAGATTGTAGATCATAGTCCTGAACGTTGTCTGAAGGCTTGAAGGAGGCTGAATATTGGGGCACAGTGCCTCCAAATCCGCCTGCTGCTGCCGCCCCGTCGCCTACTCGACGTGAGTATCCAATAGTAAATCTGGGGTACTTTAAATTGATGCTAGCGGGGCCTGATTTAAGCTCTCCCTTGTGGTCGAATGTACCAGTTTGTTCACCCAAGAAAGTTGAAAGTGAATTTTTGGATTGATGGATGTTAATAATATAAGAATATTCTAAAACTGCTTCTTCATACGCCGCATACACATTTGCTGGCGTGAGTTCAATATCAACTACATCGCCCCCGAGCTTCTTATAAGTATAGGCGACTTGTATTGCAGCCCCGCTTAAGAAATCAGCGGATCCGGTGTAAATCCCGAAAGGACATCCGGCCGCGACAAGGGCGGCGGATCCAGTGGATGTAAGGACAATGGGGCTTGTTTGAGATTTTGGACTAAGATTAGTTGGCATTAGTTAGACTCCCGCTATTCTAATTAGTTTTTTAAAACATAAAAACGAAAATCTCAAAAATTTACCGGCGAAAAAATTAGACCGATCAGTATTTTAAGTTTTTTTATACAAAAAAACCCCCTCCGAAGAGGGGGCAAATATAATATTATATTTTAATTATTAGCCAACGGTCGGAACCACCGAGCCAGCAGCGTATGCTTTCCATGTGGAATTCGTACCATTGTCAGCGACACACACCATATCTACGCGAGCGTTGACAGCGTTGAGGGCGGGCAATGTTAATGTGTCGCCAGAGATCGCATCACCCTTCGGATACGGATTGTTGCCATAGTGAACGATTTCAGCATACCAGTTAGATACGCCAGCACCCGGTAACACGAATGTAACTGTCTTGCCACTACCGATTGCAGTAGTCACAAGGAATGAATAATGTAACCCTACATTGGTGGTGGCCAGGGCCGGCATGTTGACAACAATGTCGTCTGTGCCGTCAATATTAAAATGCGTTCCTCCTTGTGCTTGCGTTAAAGTTGTTGTAACTGCTGCGCCAGTGTTAAGGGTGCTGTTGTCTACTTTAAGCCTGGGTGCAGAAAGCTGATTTGCTGTGTTTTCGTTAATCAGGCTTTTAATTCTAGCCCAACCTACTCTTTTAGTTCCCATAATATATTTCTCCTTCTATGAATATTAATTAGGTCAATTAACGAAAGGATTTCTCCTTCCTGTCGTAAGTAGTTTCTCCCACAAAGAAAGCCCCTGTCTTTCGACAGGGGCTTAGCTTTTATTTGCTCTATTCTAATCTATTGACTAGCTAGTGGCACCTGCCTCACCCATGAGCCCACGCACAATCACAAGACCGTACATATCGGGACGCACCATCTTCTTGGCGTACCGAGTCATCACGCCCTTGCGGGGCACGAAGTCTTCGGGGCCAAAGATAGTGGGAGTAGTCTGCAGTGGCACATAAGGTGCGTACACGTATCCACTTTCGAGGAAAGAAGATCCGCGACGTCCAACGAGGATCACGTTTCGCAGGAAGTATGGGTCAACAATGACATCAAACTTCTTGGAAAGCGAGCCTACCTTAACGGCGCCCACAGAGCCTGTCTCATCATCATGAGTAACAGTCGCACGGAATCCCGCGGTGAACTCCAGGATGTTTGCAACTTCAGGTCCACAGACGATGAAATTAGCACCACCCCGCAGTGTCTTGCGGTGAATCTGCGCTGATACGTCATTGACGGTTTCAGCCAGGGTCTCATACCACTCGCTCACAGTACCGGTGAAGTCGGGAGCAGCCGAAGATGCGCCGATTTCAGCACCAGACTCACGGTTCACGAAGAGACCGGGAGAACGGGACCAGTAGTAAGTAGCCGCAGTGGCTTCATTGACGAGATCGCCAAGAATCTCACGATCAATCTCAAGAGCAACTTGCTCGGAGAGAATGCTTGTGAGTTCAACCTCTGCATCAAGGTTGTGGTAGGCGTTAAGATCTTGTCCTAACTCCGGAGTCCACTTAGCCTTGAGCTTCTTGGTCTGTGCGGTGACAGCCACGGAGTCAACCTTGATGTCGATCTCAGGGATCTTATCTTGGTTTTCCAGTCCCCACTGGCTAGCTCCAACTACGGAACCAACGCCGCCGCCGGCCTGAATCTTATCATTGATGGGGAAACTACAAGTAAGGTCAACATCAAGACCCGTGGTAAGTGCCACGGACGTGACGTCTGTAGTAGTCGTCCAGTACATCTTAATATTAGTTCCGTCCTTCCGCGTCAACCTGCGAATCAACTTAGTGTTAGCAGGAGTATGAGACGTACTCACCATTGCGTTGAGAGCAACAACAGACGCCGAAACGGCGGCCAAGTTGTACCAGTCAGCCTGAGAGTCAAAACCGGACTTAGCAATTATCAATTCCAGCACATAATGAGACGTACTCAAATTTAAGACATCCGGATCGTACTCAATCTTCTTTTTGTTTGCCGCGGACACAGACGAGTTTTGGAAACCAGCAACGCTGATGTTACTACACGAAATCGATGTAGAACCTGTGGGAGATGCATATGCATAACCACGGGCACCAACGGTGCGCGGACCAGAAAGGTCCTGTGCGAAAGCACCAGTGAGTTCCAAGCCACCGGTAAGTTCTGAACCTACTCGGTTACCACCATAAATAGATTTCTCTTGGTAGTTACCGAAGCGACTAGTCTGTGTTCCGGTCGCACCCAAGTTGGGCGAAAACACGAAATCCAGGAAGAAGATAAGTCCCGAGGGGAGACTCATCGGTTGAACCGAAACGAGATCGTTTGCGATCAAACCTGCGAAAACACGTCGAACGATGGGGAATGCGACGGCTGCAAAGCCTTCGACATCACCAGCGGCCATGGTCGAGTTCTCACGAAGAAGCTCCTTTGCTTGGTTCTCAAGCAGACGAGCCATCGATTGGCGAGAGCGATTGTTGTCCAGACCCTCTAAGAGTCCGGTACGTTCCCACTTTTCTAGCAATGCATGCCCTTCAGCACGCAGATCACGATTGACAACACCTTCGGTCAATCGTTCAATAATACCAGCCATTTTAAAATACCTCCTATAATATATGTATTTGTATTAATTTTACTTAATACCTGCTAGTCTTTTCATCCTATCCGCAAGGGGATCGGATGAAATGCTTTCCTTGCGGGAAGCACGAAGTACAGAAGTACGCGGACGACCAATTGCTTCGCTAAGTGATTGTGGCCCACGATTAGGGGTGGACTCCACTGTGCTTTCAAGCGTATGGTATATTGTCTTTGCTTCTGTGACTGAACCAGCTTTCGAAATAGCGTCGGCAATTTTTGTCTTCTGCCGCTCATTTAGGGAGGTATTTCTCAAAACACGGTTCGTGTAAAGCAAGCGAGCATTAGAAAGATTTACGTCATGTATGCCTTCCTTTAGCTCATGAGTTGCTTGCTCATATTTTTCAAGGGACGCACTAAGTTGTTTATTTTCAAAAACTAACTCCTCGTGTGCCTTCTTTAAATTCTCAAAATCATCTTGGAAATCGGTGCTACGACGATGTGCGAGCGCTCGTTCCAATTCATATTTCATATCTTCCGATGAGCGGCCGGCCCAACCGGATAGGGTCGCGCCCATATCAACAGTAAGTCGTTCAACGATCTCATCGATTAATTCATCAGAGATTTCCATCTCTTCGTTTGTCTTTTCGGATACTGGTCCTTCGCCGCCTTCGCCGGAACCTTCGAACTCTTCCTCTTCGGCTGCAACTGCGCCGCCAGTGTCCGGATTCGCGTTCGTCGCTTTTCCAGACATTGTAGTGGCATCAACTTCTTCTTGCTCTTCCTCATCTTCATCGAGAAGAGCGCGCAGATCGGCTTCGTTAAGCTCAATTTCTTGATCCTTAGTTAACTGCGTAACGGCTTCTTGAAGTGCGTCAAGGTTAATTTCTACATCAACCTCTTCGCCGGCTTTAGGAATATGTTTCAAATCTTCACCTTCGTTCTCCGACAGATTGTCAGTAGCTGCCAAAGGAACATCGCTATCAGTTATTTCTATATCGGGGGTATCGCCGGGAATGGGGGCTTCACCGGGCATCGGTGGAGGTGCTGCTCCTAAATCGGGAGGGGCCAGTCCGCCACCGAGCGGATCACCGCCGGCAGGCGGCGCCGCGGCCGGATCGTCTAAATCAGGCATGGCGCCGAAGGGCTCTTGTTCCAACAAGTTTTCTAAAGTTTCCTTTACTTCGGCCGAGTATTTATCAATAACGACTGATTCTGCATTTTTTAAAGCGGCCTCTCGCAATGCTTTAGCATCTACGATGGCATCTTTTAATAAACTGGACATTAATATGCTCCTAAAATGACATTAATTCAAAATAAATAGTGTTGTAAAACTTGAAAATCCCTATAGATTGCAAAAATAAAGTAACCTATACACGATGAATAATGGCCCACCCGGTGCCATTAATTGATTGAACTGATAATCCCCAACCTACTGGGCCCGCGCCGGACTCATCGTAAGCGGCTCCATCAATTACATCCGACCCATCAGCCGCTACTCTTAACTCTCCACTTCCCACATTTTTAATGACGTAAATGATTCCGTCTACATTGCTTGCTGCCGGCAGCGATGCTGTTAAATTGGAGGCAGGAGTAGTGTTAAAATATACATAATGATCGTCAGATGTAAGAGTATAGTTCGAGTTTTTAATTTTATATCCGCCATAGAGGGCGCCCGTTAAATGAGTGTTATAAGAAACCACTAAATTAGAAGAAGTCAAATATGTGCCTGACGCACCAGCAGAACCCGTATTGAAAACCAGGGCCGCATCAGATGAAAATTCTCCGTCTGTAGTTCTTGCAAATTGAATTTCTCCGGTGCCTCCCGATGCGGTGGCGGGGGCTCCTCCGGGCAAACCTGTGAGATTGCCGCCATTTCCATAAAAGAAAGAGGCCGAAATGGTTTGGCTTGCACTTAGTTGAGCGCCGACTACAAGCGTGGATGTGTTTGGGCCGGCATCTCCAAGTTCAAGATACAACAGCGATGCATCTTGTTCTAGTGTGCCACTGTTAAAGAAAGGGATTTCCGCGGTTGTGACTCCGCCAGGATAAGTTAGGCGCCTTCCTTCGCCATAAAAGATAGCACCGGAAATATTAGAGGACGCGGATATCTCGCCTGCTACTTCTAGCATACTCCCGTCAAACAAGAGGCCTGCTTCACCATTAATACTAGTAGCATTAACCGATGTGATAACACGATTGTTAGCAGCATTTGTATATGTTTCAACGACGCCACCACCAGCAATACCAGTCAAGTTAGAGCCATCGCCATAGAAGCTAGATCCGGAGATATTTAGTGAACTTGAAACATGAGTCGCATTAATGACAGTAGCTCCTGTCTCTAGTGTAGATCCCGACACTCCGAGAGACGCCGAGATTTGTCCTACAACTGTAACCGTTTTTTCAGGAGTAGTCGTGCCAAAGCCAAACGATCCCGAGCTTTCGTCAAAGTAGAAGCCTGTGGGGGTGGTGGTTCCATAGAGATGGAAATCGCGCGAGGCTGTGTCCAATCGGTTAATGCCGCCGTATGCTCCAAAGCTCATAAAAGCATCTTTACCACTTTCGCCATCGGTCAGATCACCAAAGTGTGTGACGACTTGGG